CGCAGAGCAGGAACAGCAGAGAGTGAAGAAAATACTTGGCGAGACGACAAAGGTCGTTTTGGCTCAGGACGAGTATAGAAGGTTCTACGACTTCCTAGGAACGCAGATTGACAAATACTCCGCGCAGCTAAGGAAGAACTCCGACATAATCGGAAAGAACGACGAGAAGATAAAGAAAAGCGTTCAGGAGCAGATTGACGAATACAAAAGGCTGATAGACCTCAAGCAGAAAGAGATTGTAGCCGACAAGGAAAGAGACGCGATAAACGACCAAGAGAACGTCAAGATGAAAGAGATGGGCCTCATTAGCGAGGACCTGCTCGACCAGACAAGGAAGGCGAACGAAGCCAACATCGAGACGCACAACAACGCCATAAAGAAATACGAAGAGGAGATAAAGCTTCTCGAGGAAGAGATAAAGACGAGGGAAAAGCAAAAGCAGGTCTTCGACGAGCAGACGAAGTCCATACAGGATAAAAACGAGGCGACCAAGACAGGACAGCTTGACATAAACAAAAGGATACAGGACTTCTCGAACGTGCTTGAGGCGGCCGCAATACTACAAAGAGAGCTATTCGAGGGCACCGGACCTCTTCAGGCGAGAAGCAAGAAAGCGTTCGCCGCGATGGGCCAAGACGTTGAGGCCATCAGGATGGACATAGAGAACTTCCAGGAGGCGATGGACGACCTCGCGACAGGAAAGCCAGTCGCTTTCACGCAGGAAAACTTCGTCCAGAGCTCGATGGAGACGCTCGCGTCATTCGCCAAAGACTGGCCAAAAGAATATGAAGAGGCTGCGAAGTCTATAAAGGAGATAGGCGGCAAGGTCAGGGTCGAAGTAGATGGCGATGTGTCGGATATAACAAAGCCCGCCGAAGGCTACAAGGTGGAGATGCTCGACATAGAACAGAGCATACTCGAAAAAGGAAAGCAAATCTTCCAGGTCAACAGAGACATAAACAAGTCGCAGATAGCAGACAGCCTAAAAGCGACCGTGCTGACTACGGCGATATACAAGGACAAGAATGACGCCATTCTCAAGGAAGAGGCATCTATAACGGAAAACATACGAAAATATAGCGCTGAAAGAGTAGCTGACAATGCTGCCATACTGAAATCTGGCATAGAAAATGACGCCAAAATCTCCGAGGCGAGGAGGAAAGAACTCGAGGCGCAGCAGGAGAAATATGGCAAGTATATGACCATGTCCTTCAAGATTGACCCTATAGACAAGAGCGAGTTCGGACTGGAAAAGCTGGCGGCAGACTTCGACAGCGAACTACAGAAGCTGAACACAAAGCTCATCGAAAGGAGAGACCAGGCCATCAAGCTCGAGCAGACAATATACGACGAGGAGCTATACTTACTCTTCAAGCAGCTTGACAGCAAGCAAATAACACAAGAGGAATACGACAAGAAGGCTGAAACAGCCAGGCTGAACCACGAGCAGAACCTTCTCGCCATTCAGGTCGCATACGGAGAGAAAGGGCAGCAGGACTTCGTCCAAAACGCAAAAGAAAGAAGGGAGTTCGTCAGGCTACAAAGAGAGAAAGAGAAGAACGAGCTGATGAACCACCTACAGACGCTCTTCAATCTCGAAAAGAAAGCCGCAGACCTCTACATGCAGTGGTATATGCAAGAGAACGCCAGACAGGACAGAGAGAGCCAAAAGAGATACGACGACCAGATAGCTCTCATCGACGAAGAGCAGAAGGCCTACGAGACGAGCATAGCGAACAGGACAGCCGCCGAGCAGCAGCAGGAAGACATCAAGGACGAGTTCGCGCTGAGGAGGCAGCAAGCCGAAGACCAGAGAAAGAGAGAGCAGAACGACCTCGCGAAAAAGGCATTCGACGCGCAGAAAGCAAACACTCTGGCGCAGATGGCTATAGAATACGCGCTCGCAATCGCGAAGGCATGGGGAACATTCGGTCCGTTCGGACTTCCTATGGCAGGCTTCCTAGCGGCAGAAGGCGTCATCGCCGCGGCTCTCGTAGCCACGCAGGAGTTCGTTCCTCAATACGCAACAGGTGGTCTCGTGACAGGGCCAGGCGGTCCAAAAGACGACAAGATAAACGCCAAGCTGTCGAACGGAGAGGCCGTGATAAACGCGAAGTCTACGAAGATGTATGCTCCGCTTCTGTCGGCAATCAACCAGGCAGGAGGAGGCGTTCCTATTCCGAGCATTGGCGCGAGCAAGGCTGACGAGGTCATGACGATGGCCGAAGGCGGAATGGTAGAGAACTTCAAGTTCTCCGATAGGAAAAACACGCCAATAGTCTATGGCTTCTCGCCGCCGGTGGTAGTAGGTCTCGACGCCACCACGATGAAGGAGCTCGGACAGATAATGGCCTCGAAAGACCAGAACATATCCATACAGGAAAGCTCAATCTCGAACGCGCAAGACAAGAAGGCAAAGGTCGACAGCAGGACGAAGTTCTAAAATCTACGGAAATCGCAAAAAATATACTTATATCATATGGAGAAAAAACTGCCAACATACAAGATAGTCATCGACCCTAATGATGACGAGACAGGCGTATACGCCGTCTCATTGGTAGACGAGCCGGCCATCGAGGTCGACTGGGTCAAGCTGGCCAAAGTAGAAGAGCTATTCTTCTCTGCCAACAAAGACAAGCAGATGCTGTTCGGGCCGCTGCTTATTCCCAACAAGCTTATATACAGAAGAGACGAGAAAGGAAACGAATACAACATCGTGTTCGACGAAGAGGTCATTCAGGCCATCGCCGACAAATACAACGAGAACAAGCTCGGCGATGTCTTCAACTTCCAGCATTCCGACAAGAAGGTAGAGGCCGTGCTTCTACAGAACTGGATAACAGGCAACGTCGACAAGTCCCAAGACTACGGCTTCGACCTTCCGAAAGGAACATGGTTCGGAGGCGTCAAGGTCAAAGACGAGCAGTTCTGGATGAGCGAAGTCAAAACAGACAAGGTCAAAGGCTTCTCTGTAGAGATAATGGCGGGAACGCAACTTGTAGAAATGACGGCTGATACACCAGTCGATAAAAATAAAATAGACCTAATGGAAGCAAAAACAAAAGACGGGCTTACCCTTACATGGGAAGGCGATGCCGCAGTCGGAACAGACATTTTCATTATACTCGAGGATGGGTCGAAAGCTCCTCTCGCCGATGGCGAATACGAGCTGGAAGACGGGTCGAAAATAGTAGCGCAAGGCGGAAAGGTGGCTGAAATCATGCCAGCTGAAGCACCAAGCGCAGAAGCAGATATGGCGGAAGCGCCAGCAGCCGCAGCGCCAGCATCGACAGATGTATTGGCTGAGGTGATGCCTATTTTCGAGGAGCTGAGAGGCATAATAGCAGAGCTGTCAACAAGGCTTGACAAGCTTGAGAACGTCGAGACGACAGAAGAAGAGGCTACTGCCGACGCAGAGCAATACGCCAAAATCGAAGAGCTCGAGAAGAAAATCGAAGCGCTTAGCTCAATGGCCGGAGCTCCTTCTATCACGAAGAAAGACGACAATACAATCAAGAGAGAAGCCAGAGAGGCTGCTATCGCGAGCAGGATTGAGGCCCTAAAATCTACGAAAAAGTAGTCATTTATATTTTCAGTATAAACGAAAAAAAAACAAAAACAAAATGAATAACAAGTCAAACTTCAAGTTGGCGTTCACAGACAACACAACCTACTACGGGAAAGACCTGGAAGGTTTCTATGCTGCTGCGTTGCTGACAGGAAACTCTAAATCGGAGTTCAAGCTTATTCCTAACGTCAAGTCAAAAGTGAAACTGGGACAACTCGACCTTGGAAACATCCTACAAGACGCAGATTGCTCTTTCTCTTCTACAGGCGAAGGAACATTGGCGCAAAAGACATTCGAGGTATGTCCTATCAAAATCAACCTTGAGTATTGTCAAAGAACATTCGAGGTCAACTACTTGAGCGAGTTGCTTCGTCCAGGTTCTAACAGCGACCAAGTTATGCCAGATAGCGTTGAGGCTTTCTTGCTAAGCAGGTCTGCTGAGAAAATCTCTGCTGATACAGAGAAGCTTGTATGGCAAGGCGATACAGCTACTGCTTCTTACCCGCTTGCTCTTTGCGACGGTCTTGAGAAACAGCTTCTTGCTGACGCTGCGGTTATCGACCAAGCTGGAACTACTTTGTCTGCTTCCAACATCATTGCTGAGCTTACAAAAGTATACAACAAGATACCTAACGAGGTTATCGACGCTGAAG